GAAATAAGGGTTAGAATCCCCGCTAAGTTTGGGCCTGAAACTGTTGTTAATATTTCTATGATTGGTAGGAAGAAAGTTAATGGCGTTTGGCCCGTCCCACAAATTGGAGAAATGGTTGTAGTTACCGCTGATGGCGCTGACTTTTCTAATGTATTCATTCTCAACGTCAATCCGAGTGTGTAATTATGGCCGTACTTAAAGCACCATTTCAAATTGATCCCGCCTCGGGACGCGTTGTGATGTTGACAGACAATGAGCAAATCATTGCTCAAAAAATTAAAGACTTTATGGTTACTAGCGTCATGGAGCGCTCAATGTCTCCAGCGTACGGCGCCAACACGGACAAACTTGTGTTTGAAAACTTTGATTCTCTTTTTTTTCAGGAGTATAAGGCTGAAGCGCTTATTGGCCTTAGAAAAAACGTTTCTGGTGCCCAAATTCTTGACATGAGGCTTCGCAATTACGGCCCAGCAAGCCTTGCAACTGGTGAACAGAACTCAATGCTTATTGAGGTACAGTATAAAGTGCCGCCGTTTGGGATTAAAACCACCGCTATTTCAGTTGTTAACCCTAGCGACCTTAGTGAGAAAGATCCGATATGAGCACGTTTGATTACACAAGTAGGGATTACACGGCAATTCGAGAAGATTTGCTTGAGCGCGCATCTCTTGTTTTGCCCGAATGGACATCGCGAGACGCGTCGGACTTTGGCATGCTCCTTGTTGATCTTTGGGCGTACATGGGTGATGTTTTGCATTATTACATTGACCGTGCTGCTAAAGAAGCATTTCTTGGAACCGCAACCCAGCGTGATTCCTTGCTGGCTATTGCAAGTCTTCTTGATTACACCCCGGTTGGCCGTACTTCGGCTGTGTCATCCATCACTCTTAACGCATCACAATCTCTTGCAACCAACGCATTGCCAATCTTGATTCCGGCGGGTACGCGTTTTGTTGCTACACCTCTTTTGGAAACCGCTGAGCCGGTGATCTTTACCCTTGATAGAAACATTGCTTTTAACACTGACGGAACAACAATTTCTGATTACGCAACTTACCCCAAAGCAACGCCAGTCAAGGTTAACGTCACTGAAGGTGAAATTTTTACAGAAACGTTTACAAGTAACGGTCGTTTGAGTCAACGTTTTACTTTGTCTAAAACTGGCATTGTGGCCACTTCGTTTGTCGTGTCTGTGGCCGAGGGGGTTGGTGGTGCAGCAGTTCAATATGCACGTGTTAATAGGCTTATTGAACACACCAATACTGACCCCGTCTACTTGGTTGAACTTCAGGCCGACGACTCGTCAACCCTTGTTTTTGGTAATGGAATTCATGGAAAAATTCCTACAACCAATGCGGTAGTGTCTATTGCGTATCGCCGTAGTCGTGGCGCTGCTGGAAACGTAAATCCTAACTCTATTAAAGAGTTTGAGTCACTTAGCAATGTTTATGGACCGTCTTACGACGGCATTGTAATTACGCCAAATTCTTCTCGAGCGGTCCTTGGTTCTAATTCAGAAAGTGCTGCTTCTCTAAAAGTAAATATTCCTGCGGCATTCCGCTCGCAGGACCGGGCTGTGTCCCTGCAGGATTACATTGATTTGATTTTGCGCGTTCCCGGAATTGTCAAAACCACGGCTGAGGTCGTGGTTGGGGCCACAGCAAAAAGAGGATTCATTACTAACAAGGCATTGTCGGCAAGCGTTGCTACTCTTACTACCGGTGCTGCTCACGGACTAACTGTTGGTGAAACATTTGCTATTTTTGGGGTAGACGACACCTTTGATGGTACGTACGTTGTCAAAAGTGGATCGTCGGGAACCAATCTTTTATATGATCTCAACTCCGCAAGCGTTGCGTCTGCAAGTGTTTCGTCTTCAGCAACGTTCATGAACGCACAAGTAAAAATTTATGGACTTGACCCACAAGACACCTATGACGGAACTCTTGTGGTATCTCCTACGACAAGCCCCCTTTCCCTGTCATCTTCGTACCGCGATGCAATGTATGCGTATCTTCGTCCTAGGGAAATAGTCGGGGTGAACTCTGTAATAATGCCGTCAATAACTTTGGACCTTGTTAGAATTTCTTGTTCCGTTGCAGCACTGCCAACATTTGTTCAAGAAAGCGTTGTTGATGATGTTAGGGACGCAATCAAAGCATTGTTTACATTTGATAACGTTTCATTTGGGCAGAAAATCACACTTGGAGAGTTGTATCGAGCAATCCTTGCCGTAAGTGGGGTTGACTATGTAAACATCACTCAGTTCACGACTACTTCATCTACAGTAATTGACACCATCAGTATTTCTCCAAATGTTCAAGGTGTCAAGGCAGCAGATGCGCGCCTCCTTCTTTTAGATGACCTTACAGTCAATGGCTTTGGTGGCGTTGATACGGAGATTTAATGGCATACGTTTCATTTCGAGTCAGGCGAGAAGACCTTGCAGGCGCACCTGATGTAAACCCGTTTGGTTCGTATGTTCGTGGTATTGACACAACGGCCCCCGCCGGGTTGGCTCGTAAAGATTCAGACTTTGCCCTTCGCGCAGATGGATTTGTCAATATTGTCCCAGAATTAGTTGTTACCGCAGAATTTTCTGCTACTGCAAGGTCACACAACAGTGTGCGCCTTAATTGGTCACAGTTTTCTCTTAGCAATCCTGCGACTAACAGTGTGGGGAACACGGAAATTCAAGCAATTGTTGTTGTGTACTCACCTACAGGGGCCCCGGAAACCGTTGCGGATGGCGAAGTAGTCAAACGACAAGAGTATTACGATTTCACGTACGCCATTGACCATGAGGGGTTGGTTGCGGGGAAGTGGGCGTACTATTCGTTGTTTCTCCACTGGAACCAAAACGGTACAGGCATTTCGGGAGTCAACTGGTACGAGCGTGTGGCCACGCTTCAAGAACTTGTTCCAAAAAATTATGGGTCAATTGATGCTCTATGGACCCGCATTCCCCGTTACTACCGTGAAAACGATTACGCTGACAATGACGGTTCCGAAGGCGCCTCGTACGGACATTTGCATCGCCTTCTTGAAATCTTTGGTTTTGAAATGGATCGCACGCGTACCCTTATTGATTCTGTTATTGCCCAATATGACCCCCGCGTTACGGAAACAGAATCAATTGAACAACTAGCAAGCATGCTTGGGCTTGAGGTCAATATTGATGATATTGGTACTTCGCGCATTCGTCAAATTATTCAAGATATTGGCTATTACCGGCAACGTAAGGGAACGCTTGATGCCGCACGGCAATACATGACAGCGTTAAGCGGATGCACTGTTGATGTTGTTGAGTCTATTAACAATCCAAAATATACCTTTCGCCTGTACGCAGAACGTGCAAACCTTGTAGCAGACTCTTTGTTTGTAGTTACATCAGCAACTAAGAAATGGAATTACTCATCGAACTCTGCTAGCGTGTCGGTTACCAACACTGGAAATGGTCTTCAAGTTGTTAACACTGGTTCATCTTCTGCACAATTTGCCCTTATTTCACAAATTGGGGTTCCCGTATCAGCATCGGTAAATTATTGGTCGTCTGCAACCATGACTGCCAGTGCTGGTCAAATGTGGGGCTCACAGTGGGCAACTGCTTCGGCGGCGTGGTCTAACTGGGCAACAGAAAAACAAACAAACAAAATGATGCCGTCAAACCTTTCTCCGGTTGGCCGTTCAGTTATTTTGATGCCGGATCAGGCGGACGCCTTATCAAAATATCCGGTTATGATTTTTGAGATCAACGCTAATGCAACAATGAATATAAATAAATGGATGGTTGAACCTCGTACATACGGAACTTTTTTTAATGGAGATTCAGATTTTGGTGGATTTTTGTACCAAAACAACTTTGCTGACTACCAATGGAGTGGAAGTCGGTATGCTTCGTATTCAACCTATACAACTAACCGACAAAAAGTTAACAATGCAATTGTTCGGTTGTTGCCAAAACTGCTTCCAGTCACTATGCTGATCGATACGTCAATTAACTACACCATCCTTTACGATTGGATTCCTAACAAAACATGAACTACATTATTGGAGCATTAGCCGTCTACAAATTGTTGCAACTTATTGATGCCCTTCTTCCCCGTGAAGCCATGCCGTGGGTCAAGA